TTTACGAAGTACAGTAATTGGAAATGATTTAAACTGAAAGAATAGTCTAGAAGCTATACCTAATGCTGTACCGTCTTGTGTACCCATATTCATAACAGCTCTTTCAGCAGCTCCTGGCATTGGTACTGCAAAATCAGCTCTATCAGTAAAGTATGCACCAAGGGCAGATACTAATCTGTCTTTAGTTCTAGCAACTTTACTTGGGCTATGCATCTTAATATTAGGTTCTTTTATCTTAAGATAATTTAAAAATATGTCATCTGATAATGATTCAAGCATATCAGTTACAATATATTGATTACCATCATCTGCTTTATAAATAGCTTGTCTAATTACATTATTCCATTCTTCTGCGCCTAAATCAAACATAGTTAATAATCTTTGAGTTTCAGGCGTTAACTGTGCAAAATCTTTTGTAGCTTGATCACCAAGATTTTTAGACATCATTAATACAGCGCCAACTCTATGACCGTCTGTCCAAGGTGATAATAAGTTTAATTTAAAATAAGCTTGTTGTGCTTTTGAAAACATTCCAGGTGTTAAGTCATTAGCACTAAATCTAGATAATGTATTACCAATAATACCATCCATACCAACAGCTAACATTTGAGCTACTTTTCTTCTATCAGATTTTTTAGCACCTCTTCCTTTTAATAAGTTTTCAAATGCTATTCCATAACCTTTAAATCTATTGACACCTTGATATTTTAATTCAGCAACTTGGTTAGGTATATCAGTTAATGATGATATAACAGCCATACCTAGTTTAGCCATATTTTGTATATTTCTTAATGTAGAAGATATTTGTGCAGCAGTTACATTACCAGGTATTCTTGTAGTGCCATCAACTTCTTTAAATATCCACCATAATAAATTTGATTCATTTGTAGCATATTTATTAAATTCTTCTATTGCTTTAATATCACCTTTTCTTTTGGCTTCTCTTAATTCCATTTGTATAATTTTTTGTAGCATAGCTTTAGGATTAGGTCCTAATGTTTCTAATAATGCTCTATTTCTACCAGCATGCTCTAAACCTAATACAATTGTTTCTCTTAAATTTTTAGAACCAAACATTCTGTTATAATTCATAAATGCATCTGCATCTTTAAAATGAATAACTCTGTGAGCTTCTGATAATCTTTTACCTAAGTTACTTGGACCAGTAAAACCAGCAACAATATCATCTGCATAGTTAGCACCTTCATGTTTTAAATGAACACCTGTAATTAAACCATTATAAACATCTCTCCAAAATCTATCAATCTTAGTATCTTCAACACCATATAATGTTCTATCCATATCAACAGTTTCTTGAATCTTAGCATACCAAGCATCATATCCAGCTCTTCTGATAGTAACAGGATTATGAGTTTGTCTCATGATATAATCAGGTATTTTTCTAATCCAAGCACCATGTCTATTTTGTGCATCAATAGCATCATCTTGTAGTTCTGCTATAACTCTAGCAATTTTTTCAGCTGCTGGATTTTTTGATACACCAGATTTACCACCTGGTTTTATTTCATATAGTTCTCTAGCAATATCATCATCAATCTTACCAGATACAAATTCTTCAAATATATCCTCTTCTTCTAGCTTTTTAATCATTTGAGTAATATATTTTGTAGAATGGTATTTACCAATAGCATCTACTGATTTTCTACCACCTTTAAATAATTTTAATGTACCACCAAGAAATGCTCTAAGACCCAATGCTCTATCTTTAAAATTACCAAGATAGCTCATAATTCTTTCTCTTGCTTGTATATTTAATATATCTTGTCTACGTTGTATAGCAAGTCTTACTTCTTCTTTTGTAGATTCGTCAGTTAAGAATTGTTTAATCTTATTTTCAAGATCTTGTTCTTTTGTGATCTTTTTCTCTTTACTAATCTTTTTACCTAATTCATCTAGTAATTTATTTTTTTCATCAATAGTTAAAGCATCACCTATAGCTTCATTTACAATACCTATACAATCTCTAATATTAGCCATTATGATTTACCTATCGCGCAGTTAAGGACTGCTTTTAAAGCTTGTCCAATTGTTTTATTTTTCTTAACACCGTCATTAAATTTTTGAGTTAACTCACCAACTTCTTTATTAACAACCTCACTATTATACGCCGCTAGTTCATCTGTTAACACATCTATTTCTTTATTTATATCAGCTAATGCTTTACTGTTAACATCTGCTTCAATTTTTTGTATTCTTTCTCTAGCATTTAATGATCTAATTTTTGGTGTTAATTCTACATCAGATGTTAAATTACTATGTTTGTTTTCATAATAAGCTTTACCATGCTTTATAATGTCATCCATTGACATTGTTTCAGTGCCTTTTGTTTTAACTTCTGCTGTAATGTGTAATACTTCATTACCTTGACCTTTTATGTATTTTCCTTTTTCTGATCTGCTTACATATCTAGCATCTCTTATTACAAATACAGTACCAGGTGCAAATAATACTTCTGCTTCATTATAACCACCAGAAGCAGACTTAAATGCTTTATCAACAAATGTCATATTAGTTCCTTTTGGAACAAGTATTCTTAATTTTACAGGTTTATTTTTGCCACCTGTAAATTTATAACCAATATGGTGTAATAATGAACCATTAAAGAAAGAGCCACTTTGAAACTCCATGCCTTTCATCTTATAAGCATCTTCAAATAACTGTGGACCAAATGGCATACCTTCAATCTCAGCAAAGTTAGAAGCATCTTTACCAGCATATACAATAAAATTATCTTGAGTCTTAACTTTATTAATAGCCGATAATAAATTGTTATATTGTTTTTGAAAATTTTGTAATGACTTTGTAGGATATTCTTTTACAAGATCTACTCCTTTTGCTACATTTGAAGCAAATGCGTGCATAGTATTAGAGCTGGCTGCCCACATTTGTAAAGCATTTAATTCATCATTTGTTAATAAATCTTTTAAATTATCTATTTGTTTATTAATATATTCTTTTACTTGTTTAAATGAATAAAACTTTTTATAAGGTGTTTTTCTATTACTTAATTTTTGAAACTCGTCAGTGGCAAGTTCTCCAATATCTAAGCCTTTAGTTAATATATCTTTTAATCCAGCAGGTAGTTTTGCCTTATCAGCATCTGGCATATTAGATAATAAAACACCTAGATCTTTTTTAGTTACAGAATCTCTTCTGTTAATTAAAGCAAATGTTATATTATTAATTTCTGCTTGTTCTTGTTTTGTTAATTTACCAGCATAGTCTAAAGCTCCAGAAACAATAGCTTCAATCTCTTCATCAGACATTTGATATATTTTTCTAATAGCATTTCCTAGCATCTCGACAGTCATATTTTTAACATGAGCATCAATATCACTGTTTTTACCAATTAAAAAAGATACAAATTCAGGTAGATCATTTTCTATCCAATCTGTTTTTGTTTCTCCCATAGCTCTAAATTTCATAGAGCCACCAGCATCAATTGAGTGTATTCTACCAGATGCATCTACAATTAAATTACCTTGAGCTGAAAAATCTCTATTACCTAGCCAAGCATGTATCATTGAAGATTCTATAAAGTCTTGATAAGCTTTAGGATTATTTTTAACAATAGTATTTACTTTATCCATTGTTAGTGGAGTTCCTTCTTTCCATTTAGAAGCAACACCTACAAATGTGCCATCTTTACCAAGGACAGGTCTTACATTAGGAGCAGTTTCTCCTAATAATCTTTTCATAATAACAGAAGCTACTAATTCATTTAATGCCCATTCTTTATTAGCAGGTTTTTTAATATACCATTTTTCTCCTGTAGTATTATGTATTACAGTATTACCTTCATTACTACCGAGTGTACCGGATGAAGCAGTAAACTCTTCTTCTAATAAAGGAGCTCCTGGCATTTCATCTAAGTCTAATGGTTTTTGAGTTAGTTCTCCCATTGTAGGACTATCATCAACTGATGTAGGTTTATATTCTAATTGTGGTGGTCTATAACCAGTTCTTGCATTGTATGCTCTTTGTAAATCAGCAGCATCAAGATCTGTAATTAATTTACCTTCTGGTATATTTTTCTTTCTAGCTATATCTTTTGCAGCTTTTAATATAGCATCTACGTTTACATCTTTATCAGCTAATACTTGTTTATATGCTATATCTAATGCCATAGCATGTCTTTGTTTAGATACACCCATAATCCAGTCAGCAGTTTTACCACCAACGACGTGTAAACCACCACCAAGACCTGCTCCAAATGTAACGTTTAATAGTGAATCCATAACTGTATAATCAGCTTGTTCATTAAATTTTTGTAAAGCTACAGGTACTTCAGCTGCAGCAGACCAGAATGCAGCACTTCTAGCTCCATAAACAAATCTTGCTACATTAATACTATTTTTAGCAGCCATACCTAAAAAACCAACTTTTGATACTGTTGGATCAGGTACAAATAATAATCCCATATTAACAGGGTCATTTACAATTGCTGATAGACCCATCCAACCAATACCTTTAGTTTTTTGCCATAAACCACTTTGCATTCCCATTATTTGTTGAAATTGCATTTCTTTTATTTTTCTTGCATGTAATATTTGAGCTTCTGCAATAGTTAAATCTCTATCAAAATTTAATCTACCATCTAATCCATATTTATCATTTGCATCTTGTGCTGTTATCATGTCACCAGTTCTTGGTTCATTTTCTCCTGTTAATGGATTATAATAACTAGATTCGCCCCTTATATCAATAGCTTCTCCAGACTGAGCAAGCCAATCAGATTTTACAGTTTGTTCATAGAATCTTTTTGCAGTACTATCACCTTCTGATCCTCCTGGTAAATCTTCCCAGTTAACTAAGCCAAAGGTTTTACCTTCATTCCACATTGCATCAGCATTTTGATCATCATTAATTTTTAAAAAACTATGACCAATGCTTGGTAAATATTCGTTATCGTCTGCTTTTGGTAAAGTGATACTTGGCATTATGGCACCATAGGTATGTCTGTTTCAGCTTCTTCCATTTCACCTAATTTGTTTATAGATATAATGGTTTCTAGATTTTCCCAAGTAAGTACAACTTTTGATTTACCAGATTCTCCATCCATTTGATATACAGGATAAGTTCCTCTTTCATCAAAAGCCCATACAAGTTCTATACCAGAACCGTCAGCTGTGTTTCTCCAAGCTACATTTGTTTCTAATGCACCTTTTTGTATTCCAGCATAGTTACCTATTTTAGGGTCTATACCAATTTTATCCATTGTAGGATTACCTGATAACAGTACCTCTATATCTGAATCTTTTAAATTTTGTATAACTGATTTAGTTGCAGCTTCTATTGCTGTATCTGAGTAATTACCAGCATTTACAGATTTAGGTATAATAAAGTTTTCTGTAACTAAAAATTTTTCATTTATAAATTTATTCATTACCGAAGATATAGCATCATTCACATCTTCTCCTTTTGCAACTCTTACAGTTACCATTTTACTAATTAAATTTTGCCAACCGTCAACCATAGGTATCGCTGCAGTATTATGTCTAGTTAATGATTGTCTTATTGGTATAAACTCTGATTGAATATTTGTTTTAATTGTATCTTTATCAGCAGTAGAAATAGCATTAGTATCAACAGTCATTCTAGCTGCTTGGAATATCTCGCCAAACTCGTTATCATTAACATACATCATAGCAGCTGATAGTGTATTATTCATCTTACCAGTAATTACAAGTTCAGCCATAACATTATCAAAATAATCACCATATTCTTGTTTTAAATTTAATATTAATAATTGTGCAGTTTCTTTATCTGCATTTTCAGGGCTTGTTAATGTATTAACTAAAGCAGTTCTTTGTGAATCACTTAAATATACTATCTCAGAATCTTGTTTACCAAAACCTTTTTGCATTTGTGCTAACTCAAATAAACCTTGTTGTTTAGTGGCTCTGTCGTCTGAATTAAGTTTTTCAAATATATCTTTTCTATATTTTTGAGCATAAATAACAGGATCAGTGTCCATTTGTTTAGCCATTGCAGCTTGATTTTTAATTAATAATTCTTTAACTTCTTTTTGTGCAGCAGTTGTTGTTGGTAAGTTTTTAATATATTCTCCTTGTTCTGCTAAGTTCATTCCAGACATTGCAGTGACACCGACATAAACTGATTTAGCTTTTTTAATGTTTTCTTGATATACTACCCATTGTTTATTATCTTTTCCATAATAGTAAGTAAACTCAGCTTCAGTAATATCGTGTACAGGTTCTCCATTTTCACCTATATTTGCAATATTGTCATTTAATTGTATCTCAAATTTAGCTTTATCAGCAGCACTAATCTGATTAGCAATACCATTAGCTTTATTTTGAAGTGATAATAAAGTATCTGCATCTAATACTTTGTTAAATAAACCACTGTCCATTTGTTTTTTGACAGCATCAATTTTACCTTTATCTCCTGAATCTAAGATAGCATTAATACCAGTTTTTGCAATATAAGCAAGTCCTTTTTCTTTTGCTTCTTTTAAAGATGTTTTATTCCATATGTTAGAATATCCCTCAATAGCTTCTGTTTCAGGGCTATCTTTTAAACCATTTAATATATTATCAAACTCTCCTGAGATATCTGCCCATAATGCAGGGTCTTCAGCATATCTTAAAGCCATACCATTTGTTGTATTTGATAATGATGACTTTTGAAACTCTAGTCTTTTTGATGATTCATATTTAATAGCTGAGTTAAATGCACTCATTTTATATTGATTCATCTTCAATTTCCAAGCTTCACCTGCCATTTTAGTAGGTGCTGATTTTAATTTTTCATCAGACATTTTTTGGAATGTCTCAAGTGATTTTGTTACATATCCTTTTCCATCTAATGATTGATCTTGTGCTTGCATCTCCTCTTCTTTTTTAGCATATTCTTGATGGAATGTTTCATAGTTTTCAGAAACCCATAATGTAGCTTCTTTTCTCATTCTATCTTTTTCAATATTAGCTAAGTTACCAGAAAGATTTGTTACACCTCTTCCAAATGATTGTAATCCTGTATCTGATGCTTGAGCTATCTCACCACCTGTTAAACCTCTAACACCTTGGTCAGACATGCCAACTTGTCTATCGTATGTAGGAATTTTTGTTGTTCTAGCCATTATGCAAATACCTCTAATTCTTTACCTGTTTGATAAGTTTGACCTGCTCCAGTTAACAAAGTACCAGCAGCTCTCATCTTACCTGCAGAATAAGCAGCAGCTCCTTGATATCTTGCTGTTGCAGCTTCTACAGTATATCCTCTTTTCTTTAAATCAGCATTGTATTGCGTCATTAAAATATCTTCTTCAGTAAGCATAGCAAGTTCTTCTTGTACATATAAAGGTGTACCTGTGCTTGAATCTACACCACCTTTTGCGTATGCAACTCTTTGTGAACCTGCAATTTTTCTATATCTTCTTCTAAATTGTTCTTTATCGTAATCTGCTTTTTGTTGTGCAATCTTGGCATTTTCTTCTGCAACTCGAGCATTGTACTCATACATCTCTTTTTGCATTTTACCTTGCTGATAAGCACCATATGCGCTTATCGCGGTACCTGCTGCCATTAATGCTACAACTGCTTTTCCTGCCATTAGTTTAGACCTCGATCATAAAATTTTACAAGTTTATAATAATCCTCTTTGTTAGGACCAAATTGCTTTAATTCTGCCTCAATTTCAAATCCAAGATATTTAGCAAATTTAACAGCATCTTTAAAATCTTTAATCACATGGCAATGAACCCTATGAAACTTAAATTGATCCGCTATTAATTTTAAATAATATCTTATATCTTTTATACAACGAATTTTATTCTTTTTAAACTCTGGTGATAAAAACATATAAGCTTCACCAACTCCTGTCCAATGCGGCATAACACCACATATACCAACAATCTTTTTATTATGCCACCAAGAAAATGTAGCACCTTGATTCTTTAAACAATGTATAACAGCTGGCCAAGTTTTACCATAGTTCTGAATCATTTTTTGTTCAGGACCTGATAATTCTATCATGTCAAAATGCCAATCTTCAAAAGGAACAACCATCATTCGTATGTACTCATTTGTATCATAATAGCGGATATTGTACACGCATGTGGTGTATCAGACTTAACATATAATTTATTTTCAGTAGTATATGTTGCTGGCATTAAAAACTCATAATCACCAGTCTTAGGGTCTGTAGCAGACATTGTACTAGTTGTAGTTCTAAATGGCACCACGTTTACATTTGTTGATGCAGGACCCGCTTTTAATCCTACAGTTTCAAATACTCTAAATATTGTTTTATCTATTCTACCACGTTTACCTTGTGTTGTTCCATATTGACTTTTAGGTTCAACATTAACTGATTCTAATTCTGCTTCGTATAATAATCCAACATGGCATTTTGTAGTTGCATTTGTTAGTGTAATTGAACCTGATGATACAGTTTTTGTAGCTTCTACTGCACCATTATTTAAGACTGATACAGTTTCTCCTTCTAAATGATCTAGCCCTGTAATTGTAGATGTTGAAGCACCTGTATATGTAAGCCCAGAATCTAAAAAGAATTGATCATCTTTAGTTTGGTTATCTGCTAATCTAAATTCATTTTCCATAAATTCTACATATTGGACAGTAGCACCATCAATTGTTCTCTCAACAATCATGTATAATGTATCAAATGCATCATCAACTCCTGGGATAACAGCAATACTTTTTACTTTAGCATTAGTACCAGCTATTGTATGTCTATGCCAACCTACGACAGATTGATCTCTATAATATGTCATTCCTAATAATATGCCATCAGCACGTCTTGCCCAACATACGTTGTTAGGATATGTTGCAAATGCTAATTCTTCTATACTACCATAACCCAAATGTTCAGCTAACACCATCATATCAGGTGATGTAAATGAATCATAGTCAATATTATAAGCAAATTCTCTTACACGTTTTTTATTTTTACCAATATATAATACTGATTTTGAAGCAGCAGCAATTCTAGCATCAGAACCTCCGTCTGTTGTTTCATTAATAGCTTGTACAGAAGTTGGTGTTAATGCAGCAGTAGCTGAGCTTGATGATACATTAAATGTACCATTTTTAGTAAATACATGTAAATATCTTCCACCGTACATCGCAGTAATTTGATTAACTTGATCTGATGTTAATGTATAGATAACTGCATCATCGTCTGCGATATCTCCATTAGTCGCATTTGGATGGAATGCATCAAAGTCTGCACTTACAGAACCATATATTGTATTTGGATTAGTATCTGTGTTTGCATAAAATAATCTTTCTTCAAAGAATGTTACTTTTGATGGATAATTATCTTTATAAAAAGCTCCTAATTGCCATTCAGCATGAGTTCCAGAAGATGCTGTAAAAGGTCTTTCAGAATCAACAGTAGCTTGAACAACGGTTGTACTTGTGACAGAAGTTATCTTTGCAAAACCCCATTCACCAGAATGCTGTATTCTAATTAATCTTCCAACATCTTGTGGGTCTAAAAAACCAGAACCTCCATTTATTCCTGTAGTTGATGATGCTGTAATAGTAACACTACCAGATACGCCTGAGTTTGACATTGTTGTAGATGTTGTATTTACATCAAGATATGGTCCATCAAAAAAATCTACATCTGTTAATGTCCAAGCAGTATGTCCTGTTCTTCCTAACTTTCTAGGTATATGGTTTGGATGTACAATGTATAATACATCAGCTGATTGAACAAATTCTAATTGATTAATTTGAGCTTCTGTATAAGTTGTGGATATTTCATAAGGAGTTACACCTGAAGATACAATAATACCCTCATCTTTATAAAATCTTATATATTGATCACCAAATTCTAAGATATATGATTGAGTTTTTGAAAATACAAATGGAATTAACCTAGTTGTTTTGCTACTATCTTTGACTTCATGTACAAATCTAGTACCAGGACGTTTTGATACTCCTCCATGCATTAAAACTACAAAATTATGTATAGCAGATGCACTATTATAGTATTTATCTAAGTCTATACGTCCATTTAGTCTTGGACTAAGCTCTCCAGAGGTAAAATTTGTGAGTATTGGTGAAGATTCTGCCATGTCATTTTACGTCGTATATTTATTCCATCTGTAATCAGATATTAATGTACCAGAGTTTCTACTTTCTAACCAATAATCGGCATCAAGACCCTCAGGAGTACCCTCTTGAGCATCAGCACTTCTAGCTTCTCTTAATTTTAATTCGTATAATTGATTCATAGCATTTAATGTTTTAATATCTTGTAATAAAGGCATTGTAAGTACAGCTGCTAATTTATGAGCTAAAACATCAACTAGTAATGGGTCATATGTACCAACATTTGTATTTCTATAAATATATGTTGCTTTAAATGTATCTGTTTCTGTTAATATTTTGTCACCTTCGATCTTATATTCAATAGTATCATCTTCTGGTCTAACTATTCTTAAAAAATCACTTGGTAATTGAAATTGATATGAAAAATAATAAGCAGGTGTTGAAGATAATAATGAAAATGAATCTCTTTTTATGCATGAGTTCCATGGATGTGATCTAAAAACTGCATCTCGGGTATCATCAAATAATTGATTTGCAAAACGAGCCGATTTTGTGTCTTCTGTTAATGAAGAAATAAATTCACCACCAAGAAGGCCAATTGCTCTGTTAACTATGTCTATCTTCGTCGTTGCCATATTATTCCTATAAAATGTGGGGGCACATCACGTTACCCCCACAAGTTTTTTGAGTTTAGTCAACTACATATAAAATGTAGCCTACTAGATCGTCACCGTCTGCTATTGCAGTATCTTGTGAAGTAGCTCTAATAGTGACACCGCTTTTACTATTGAAAGTGTAAGTACCTCCAGTAGCAGCTTGGTCAGCTCCAAAAGAGAATTGACCTGCAGTATCAACGTTTAAGCCATTAACAAGACCATCTGCGTCAGCAGCTACGCTGTTGCCATCTCCGTCAGTGTATGCATCCCAACCTAGATCTAATGTAGCTGAACCAGTAGTCCAGTTTACATATGCATTTGAAGAAGAAAGTAATACTTTTACTTTTCCTGCTGGTAAAGAGCCAAGAGCTACTGATGAAGTAGCATCTCCTGCTCCAGACTGAGCATGAGTAAAGTACATAATTCTTACTCTTCCTGCATAATCTGTTGTAGGATTTAAAGTCACAGGAGTAGCAGTAGCGTTAGTGTGCTCTGTAGATTTCTGAGTTGTAACAGCCATTTATCTATCTCCTTATGCTTCCGAACACTTGATTTCGATTACTTTTCCCTCTTCCATTCGAGTTGCCCCGAAAGAAGCAGAACAGTATACTTGGGTAGCATTTCTTTTGTCACGTCTAGGACCGATGTCAACTTGTACATCAGCACCAACGGCTAAAAGAAGCCCAGACTTAGCATATGCGATTACTCTTCTGTAACTAGATGAGTCAGTTCCTACTCTTTCAGTTCTAATGAAATTGAAACCCATGAACGTGTTGATATCACCTTGTACCAAAGCTTTGACTGAGTTGTAGTCAGAGCTTGTTACTTCAGTTGTTTGCAACAAGTCATTGATTTGCTTAGAAGTCACAACAACGAATCTTGGATCTGAAGGATCAACTTCATTTGAGTCCAAGAGTCTTTTTGCTTCTCTAAGTTTACCAATTGTTAGACCTGAGTTCGCAGCAGAACCAGTCTCAACGTAGTCAACAGCAATTTGATCAGCAGATGGGAATGCCACTGATGAGCTTCCAGTTTTGCCTGTTAAAGCAGTTCCAAAAGCAGCATCAATGATGATATCGTCCATCTTTCTGCCAAGTGCCCAAGCGGCATTTTGCGCGTAAGGAGATGCAGGGTCGATTAAAAGTCTGATTCTATCAGTTCTGTCAATCATGTCCGCCCAGTCAAAATCTCTCAATGACACTTGTCTTCTGTCATGAGGAGTTGAAATAAGCGGAGTGTCAGAATGTCTAGAAGTAACTTCTACCGCGTCTACACTTCCAATACGATCATAGTATTCAAACTCAGCGTTTTGTGTTTCAACCCTTACAAATGGTCTAAGTCTAGAACCTTTTTGTTGTAAAAGGTGCTCAACGTTAGCTCTGTATTGGTTTACAAAAGCTGTTGTTATGTTTACAGACATACTATGTTTGCCTCCGTGTTACGTTGTTATTATTATATCGCGAACGCTACCCAAATATCTGGACATTCACTTGCATTTAACGTCTCTGCCTTCATCGACGAGTGGACCTTTACGGCTACCCACTTCTATTAACTATATAACTAGTTAATAAATTCGTACATACTTATTTTATACTAGCTAATCGGAGTTTCATCAGGATATGCTAATTGAAACAGATTATTCATCTTAGCAACTGCTTCTGCATGTCCTCCGTGGTCTCCGCTGTTGTATGCTTGCATAAAATCACTATCCCTGTTATATCTAGCTATTTCTTGTCTAGCTTGATCAGGTGTCATGGTAAATGAACGTTGACTAGTAGCATCGGATCTTCCCTCAGCTAGACCTTCGCCAATTTTAGCAAACATCTTAACTATCATAGGGTTGTTTCCCATACCAGTATTATCTAACCATTCATTAAGCTCAGGAGAACCATATGTTTGTACGGCTCTTTGAGCTAAATCTACTCGTTCATCATAAGCTTTACCAAATTCTTTTTTCAATGAGTCTACCCATTGACCAGCTTGTGCTGCAGAATCTTGGCCTTCTGATGTTACTTTACCATTTACATATTCGTGATAACCATCGAATAATGTTTTAGCTTGGTTAGATGTTAAGCCAGCTTGATGTGCTAAATTTTTAAAAGCACCTTCAAATTGTTCATCATATTCTAAACCTTCAGCCATAACAGGTCTTTCACCAAAATTATATGCATCTGGTTTTTCTGGTCTGCCAAGACTATCGTAGAATTGGCCCCATTCTTGATCAGTTGCACCTTCTCCTGGTAAAGATATTCTATTTTTACCTATTAGCTTTTGACTATTTATATAGCTCTTAGCTAAGTTACCAACATCTTTAATGTCAGTTAATGAAGGGTCAGATCGTAAATCTTCAGGTATAGCAGTTCTCCAATCTTGCGTAGGAGCAGCTGAGCTACCCGCATCAGTTACAACGGACCCAGTTTGAGTTATTTCATCACTCATTGATTGCCTCCATGTTTATCATGTTTTTAAAGTCCTCAGGTTTTTTATTGAGAAACTTTAGTATTGAAACTACGATACGTCTCATACCTTCACGGTGAGCTGTTTCGTAGGCATCGCCTGGACAATGTGTTGTCTCAAAGACGAATCCTTGTTTACAAAGATGAGATAAAACAATTTCTCCATCTTTTGATGTAAATACCTTTTTATAATGTTCGTTGAGCTTTTCAAGCCCGAGTGGTTTCTTAGCCAATGTTTAGTCCTTGTTGTTTTGCTCGCTGTGCTTCTGCAACATTTTTCATTGATTGGCTTTCTTGTTGTGCTTGTTCTGCCTCCATCATGGCTTGTTGCTGCTCAGCTCGCTGTTGTCGTTCTTGGTCAACTGATTCTTTATCATTTAGTATCTGAGGTGGAGCATCTAATAAATGATGGAAATATCTGAATGTTTCATCAGTATTCATATTATCTAAAAGATCAGGTTTAACATTAAATAATGGAACCATACTTTCAAACAATCTTGTAACTGTCATTAATTGACCTGATTTTTGTGCTCTTGCTAATGGAGAAGTATATTCTATCTTCATACCTTGACCTTGCAACACAGATGGTAATTCAGGTAATTTTTTCTGTCTTGACATAATTTTAAATACTCTTTGAATTAATGGACCTAAAAATTCTACTTGTAATCTACCAATCATTGGTCCCATTAATCTCATTTTTTCTTCTTGTCTAGCTACAACTTCAGTAGCTGTCATATTAGGACTACCTTTTTGGTCTGGCATTTTTAACCAATCAACATGGAATGCAGACATAATATGTTCTCTTCTATTTTGTAGTATCTCAAAACCTATATCAGGTCTAGCGTTAGTAACTAATGGTTCTATCTTGTCCTGAGTGCCAGATCTATAAAAGTTTAAGCCACCTGGCACGGTTCTCACAGGGAGTATGAAACCATCATCAGGAACAAGTAAAGGGGGATCGGTTACTTTTTGTGCAGCTTTAATAATAGTTTTCATCATTGTATTTACCATTTTAATATCTGGTAAAGACGTCATTGATGGTGATCTACCATATATCTCACCTGCAACTTTTTGCCAACGAGGAACCATGTATGGAAATTCATCATAGCCTCCTTCTTCAAGCAAAGCTTTTTCTTCAACTAAAACATAACAAGATTTAAAGTTTTTCTTTGTTGGGTTCTTATAAGGCTCACCATATGTTTCAGAAGGTTCTACTGCATGTATAACTTCAAATTCTTTATAAGGGTCTTTTTCTGCAACTTTTTTAACATTTTCAGGAACAGCATCACCAAATCTTTCTAATAATTGTCTTGCAGTTCTTTTATATTTTCTATATAATGTATCAACAAATCCTGAATCATTTTCTTGTATATAACAATCAGCTAGATGAAAAGTTCTAAAGACAATACCTTTACCTGGCATATCTTGTACCATCATAACTCCAGTACCAAATGCACCAAGATCTAAGTATAATTCATGTGCTTGACTATTAAAATTACTTGTTGAAAGATTAAATACTTGATCATAAAGAATAGTTGTTGCTTTATCTAACCATTCTTTTACAGCAAGTTCTTTGTTTAGGTCGTCATCAAATGTTCTTAATGTAAACCATTTTTGTGAGGGTGAAGTTAGGAAACTATGCAGGCCTGATGCTAACTGCTCATTTGCTAATGGTGCAGTTGTATCATATATCAAATCATATCTTGACTGATCTCCTCTATATCTAATAGTAGAAAAATCACCTCTGTTAGGATTAACGTAATTAGCGCAATCCTGCCATAGATTTTCCCAAGGAGACCGGAATCCTTTTAGAGACTCCTGTTTAGTAATAATCCTAGTAACTAGGTCTGACATCTATGCTCCTAATAAAGTTTTTTTAACAATTTGCGCTTCATCCTCAACTCCAGCTCCTCCAGTTAATATAGTCTGTTTTCGACCATATCTTTTACCAGCTTGTCGTCTTGCGTCAGCAGCAGCAGGTGCAGCGTCAGCCGGACTCGGCGTAGGTGGTGGCGGTGGTGGTGGTGGCGGCGCTTTGGGTTTTGAAAATACTCCTCCCATATGTTACCCTCCTAATACGTTGTATTCACCATCGGCGTAAGTTGGGAGCTTACGGCCTTTGTTAATATTATCCCTTGTTCCCAATGCAAGGTACCTAAAGGCATCTGCAGCGTGACTCGTCCAGTCATGCAATGGTTTATCACGATACACTTTTCGTTTTTCGTCATAATCCTTACGATACTGCCTTAACGCTTCTACTAGTATATTACATCGTTTTTCATCGAAATAACACCTAGGAATTATCGTCCTAGCAGCTTCTATACCATCATCTATTAACACATTCGGGCAAATTGTAAACCTTAATCCTAGTGCATTAGCTACTTCCCATCTAGATTTACCAGTACCCATTTCCCTAACTTTGATGTCATGAGGTGCTATGTGTTTACCATATAAATAATCCCTTTCTCTAAGAACCTTAATATAATGGGACATACCCTCTCCTTGGTTCTCATAGTAATCTATTATCCGATATTCTTTACCAAATTGCTGAAAAAAGATTATACTAGTACTATCACCCATACCTAAGTCCCAAGCTGTATGAACCTCTAATCTAGGCTCATATGGAACCTTATCAATTCTTCCGTCTGCTAAAGCTCTAGCCATTAAGTTACCATAGTATGAACCAACTAATGGTGCATCAAAGCTGCAATAAAACTCTTGCTGTATTAGTTCATCTGGCATTCCTGCGTCTCGTTCTTCTTCGATCGCATCTTGACCAATAACCTTCGTATCTTCAATCGTAAGTCGTTGACTAAACCATCGTTCGTTTTTAGAAGCCATATTAAACATATCATAGCCATGGTTTCTTCCTCTAGCTGTATAAATGAAAACTGCCCAACCACCATTCTCTGCAAGGATAGGTCTTATCAGATCCCAGGCTCGTGGGTCTTGAAGTGAATACTCAGAAAAGACAACACCAACAGGATTGGACCCAACTAATCGGTCTACGTTATCTGTTCCAACAACTTGATAGATAGAACCATTTTTAAGTTCTAATCTCATATCAGTATTATTAACTGCTCCCCATAGTGGCTTTGGAAATGCTTCTAAAAATGCTTTACCATCTTTAGTCATACCATCCCATATAATTTTTCTTCCTTGGTTATATGTAGGTAATAAATGCCAGTATAAACCTTTACGTTTAATAGCAGCTGTTGCACACCAATTCACTGCAAGTAAATCTTTTCCTGCTCGTCTATGCCAAACTGCTACGGCTCTCTTGCCACCTTTTTCTAAATAGTTCCAAAGGTGCAGTTGATAATCACGAGGTCTCCAATCGTAAGGGACCGTTATATCCATATGTTATTCTTCTTTTTCTTCTTTGCTCTCTGCAAAACTTAATACGTTAACATTAAATCCACCATCTAATGTACCATCTAATTCTACAGCTTTACGTTTAGGTGCTACGTATTGAGCTAATTCTTTGTTTGCTTGAAATCTTAATTCAGGTGTATTATTTACGTCCATAGATATATTAGCCAATGCTTCTATTGGATCACAACCTAATGCTTCTAATTTTTCTTGCACTGCTTTAGACTTTTCGTTTAAAGAACCTTTTGGTCTACCAGCACCTTCTCTAAATCCACCTGCTCCTTTTACGCTCATACTTTTGCCTTCCTTATGGCTCCTAGGTTTTTATATTTATTTTGTTTAGTCATCATTTCTTCTTCATAGATTTTATGCCCATGCATACCTGTGCTATACCCATGCTTCTTATGAGCAACGGGTCTTGTTAATATAGTTGTTCCATTTGTTTTCTTTGCCATTATGCTTTACGTGTTAATACTGTTTTACCTTGTGATCTTTTAAAATCTTCTTTTGTAGGAGCTCCTTTGGAACCAGGTTTTCTCATACGTTCTCCTGAACCTGATGCTATACGTTTTCTCTTAGCATGTATATTATCCCAAAGACCTCTAGGCATTAAAATATAATAGCTCCTAAGATAAATGCTACAATAACTGCAATAGCACAACCTTTATGTTGTTTAAGGTTTGCGATCTTGTTTTCCGTCTTGTCCAGCATGTGCCACAGATCCATTTAGTTCCTCCTCTAAAACTTCGAATGTTGCAACTTGATTAGCTTCAAGCTGTACCATCTTTTTTGCTTCTTCATAACTGTTTGCTTCTAGAAATATTACGTGGACATTGGTCATCATATCTGGTCTTGTCATTAAACGTATTTTCCAGCGCATTCATATTATATATCACTTTTAGGTATTCTATCACACCAAAATTTTACGTAAACGTCTATTTTTTCTGGTTCAGGTAGATTCTCATACATAGCGATATACATCTGTTTTGACTTATCATAGCCTTGTACAGCACATTCATACTTGGTATTGTATAACTCAGGTAATACTCCTGGTGAAGCGCAACCAAACGCTGCTGAACATATCTGTAGAACTAGTGCAAATGCATATTCCATACTACTGCTATATAACGAATTACTTTATTAGTATATTATATTTATTGGTTCTCGCAGTCGGTTTAGTAATTTTTTTCTCGATATCTCCTATAGTAGTACCTAATTGATTTATCCGATGTATATAGGTATTTTATCCGTTGGCAAAACTGCCCCACCAGATTTTCGCGGTTGGTGTATAACTTTTCGGGGCGCGCATTCCCGGGCCCGGGCGCTCGCAACTGGGCGCAATTGCCAGGGC